ATATTGAATGGTGCTGTTTGGGATGATATTACCAACGAGTCAAACGTATACATTCAAACAGATGAACCCATTAATAAAGTTACTGGGGTTTTGTGGTATAGTAAAGCTTCTGAAGAATTGCAATTATATGATGGCAATACTGGATTGTGGACTGTTGTTCCTGTTATTGTTTGGAATACTCAACCAGATCAAATTGAATCGTGTGATGCTTGGTGGAGATCTACTGATGATAAATTGCTATTGTGGGACACTATAGCAGTTGCTTGGGTAGTTGTATCAGAGTTTACAGTATCTAGTGTGGATCCTATATTCCCATCAAATATTGAAATTGGCCATGTGTGGTACAATCCATCAAACAATGTAACTAATATTTGGGATGGTGGTGCTTGGGTTACAACTCTAGAATTTATAGTGTCACCAACGGATCCACGAACTCAAGTAATTGAGAATGGTTGGTTTAATCCTGTAACAAATGAATGGAATATTTGGGATACACCAAACGTTGGGTGGAATACTATAAATCCATTTGATGTTGAAGGTGATCCTACGTTAATACCTAGTGGAACCTATTGGTTTGATACCACAACAAATGCATTGCAAATACGCAATGGGTTGTTGTGGATTAATGTTACATACTCTACGTCACCACTAATACCAAAACAAGGCAGCTTATGGTTTAACAGCTCAACGAACACTTTGTTGGAGTGGAAAGGTTCAACTTATGTTCCAGCTCCATTGTTGGCGAATGCTGAGTTTTGGAACTGTGGAATAACAATAATATCGACACAAAAAGGAAGTGATACGTTTGTTATGATTCCTATTATGAATTCACCAGCTTGTACAGCTTCTGGATTTGCGGATTTTAGAGTGGATGGAGCCTCACCAGGTACAACCTGTGGTTACCTTGGTTCTGGTGGTTTAACTAGAGCATATCCAGTTCGGCAGTTAACATATGCTGAATCATTGTGGGATCAACTTAAAGATACTGTACGCATGGCTAATCCAATAGTTGGAGCGGATGGTGTATCAGGTAAATTATCATATGAAACGTTGGGTGTTGGAGATGATGGAACACCAGACGAGCGTCGCGAATTAGCATTTAGTATTAGAGCTCAATTGGGTTATCCAGTGGTTGAGGTGGAATTAACACCATATCAATTAGATACGGCAATTCAAGGTGCTATAGAATCTTTTAGAAAAAGAAGCTCCATGGCATATCGTAGAGGATTTTATTTCTTAGATATTCAACCACAACAACAAAATTATGTACTGACTAACAAACAAATTGGTTATAATAAAATTGTAACCATTTCATCTGCATATAGATTTACATCTGCATTCTTATCTACTGCTCATGGTGGTGGTGTATATGGACAAGTGGTATTGCAACATTTATACAATATGGGAACGTACGATTTAACGAGTTTTCATTTAGTATCACAATATGTTGAACAAATGCAAGATTTGTTTGCTACCAGATTAGTATACAATTGGAATGAAACAACAAGACAACTTGGTTTTTATCAATCATTTACATCACCAGAACGGGTATTGTTGGATTGTTCAATTGAAAGAACCGAGCAAGATTTGATGACAGATCGTTATGCAAAAACTTGGATTGAACGATATGCTTTGGCTGAAAGCATGACCATGTTAGCACGTATACGTGGTAAGTATGGATCATTACCAGGAGCAGGAGGTGGAGTATCATTGGATGCTGCAGATCTAATGGCTACTGCTGAAATATATCGTCAAGATCTAATAACACAATTGGATGATTTTATTGTTCAAGATATGGAAGGTGTTGGTATGAACAGTTCCTTCATTTTTGGTGGTTAATTATGGCAGAAGATTGTAACGGATTGAAAGAGTGTGTTGGTACATACGGACCAAATTTTAATGAAGTTGATGAAAATGGGGGCCCATGTGTACCTCATCGGAGTGGTAAAGGGTATGAATTTGCAACATCGAGTGTTGTTAAACCATGTGCTCCTTTTCAATTAGATAAGAATAGAGACACAGCTTTTATCGAAGGTGTTGTAAATGAAAATCTCAATATTGGTGGAGCTACGTTTAACGTATATAAACTGTTGGGTGTTCATGAACAAGGTAAATTGATCGATTGTACTGGATTGGGAGAACCATTAACTAATGGTGATTTACCAAACTTCCCTGCATCACAAGCATATGATAAGTATATCACAGAATGGAGATCCATACAACGGGGTGAAGGTGTACTTGCATCTGCATACTTGGGATATGATTTTGGTTCAATAAAAACTAATGATGAGTCACGTAATGCTTATGGAGTTGATACCAGCATATACAGACACATAACTGCAATAGCTATAAAACAATCCAACCTATCAACCCGACGTGTAACGCGTGCTCGCGTTGAACGGTCTGATGATGGTATGAAATGGTACGGTGTATCAATCGTAACTTTGCCAGATGATGATTGTTTAAATACTATATTGTTTAAAGCTTCTGTTCCATCTAGGTATTGGAGAATACGTCCACTTGATTTTAGTGGAATGTTAACTCCTGATGTGTGGGCTGTTCAAGCTTTGCAGCTATATCACAATTATGAAGCTACCGACGTTGAGAATGTTCAGGATAAGGTTTTATTGGAAAATCGAGATCGTGATTACAATACTGAAGCGTTACCATTAAAAGGAACGTACGACTTATTAGACATCACATCCGAATTAACGAGATTTGGCATTGAAATTCCATCTCTATCGTTGTACATGCAAGTAGCTTTCAGTAGTTGCGTTGCGATATTAGGACGCCCGTTAATCATCGGAGATATTATTGAAATACCCAGTGAAGCTCAATATTCAGCTGAAATGCGTAAAATTGATAAATGGGTAGAAGTAACAGACGTTGCTTGGAGTACTGAAGGATACACACCAGGATGGACACCAACGATACTTCGTGTTATATCTCAACCTGCATACGCTTCACAAGAAACTCAAGATTTATTTGGTGATTTAGCAGCAAATGAAATTGATGGTGAATTGGGATTGGTGGATAGAGAAGATGGTAATGATGCTATATATCAAGATTACTTTGATGTTGGTCAGACTATTGATGCTGAAGCAAAGGATGCAGTTCCAGAACGTGGAGTTGAATCATCTAGTGTTATTCGTGCTTGGGAACCTGAAGAATTGGCGATTGCTGAAGAAGCTGGATTGAAAAAATTAGATAGTACTGGACAACCAACTAAAGTATTTCACCAAGATGCAATTCCACCAAATAATGCACCATATACAGAAGCTGATGAATACCCAAATGCTCCTGCTCATGGGGATTATCATCGAATGACATACACTGGATTAGCAACAGAAGTTCCATCGCGATTGTTTAGATATTCGGAATCGAAAGGACGATGGATATTTTTAGAAAAAGATGCACGATGGCAAATGGATAATCCACCACAATTATTACAAGAATTTTTATCAGGTGGCGATGAACGTCGAGATAATGATGAAATAACTAGAGATAGACAACGAATTGATAAAAAGTGTGAGGAGCAATAATGTCAGCATTAAGTGAATTTTACTACGATGAACAACTACGAAAATACATAGTTCAGTTTTGTGCTATTTTTATGGGAATCCAAGTTGAGGTTGGGAAAAGAGATGATGTTGAAGCTCATTTGATTAGTGTACCAATAAAAGTGGCCAGTTCGGATCGTGTTGTGGCTGCTATCAAAGACGAGAATACACAAAATAAATTAGTACGATTGCCAATGTTCGCAGCACAATTAACGAATTTGGAAATGGCTCCAGAATTGAGAAAGGGTGTTGGGCACCATCGTAGAAATACTTATATGCCCGCTGGTGGTTCATTTCCTGATGATTTTAAAGTTGTTGAACAACGTATGCCTATTCCATATAGAGCTATGATGGATTTAACAATATTCGCCAGCAATCAAAATCAGCATTATCAAATTTTAGAACAGATATTGTCGTTGTTCGATCCAACGTTTCAGATTCAGGTGACGGATGAAATGTTTGATTGGACTAAATTGACAACAGTTGAATTAGCCGGTATTAATTTTGAAGAAAACTTTCAGCCTGGTGGTGATAGACGTATTATACAAACCACATTAAATTTTACATTTCCTGTTCATATGTCTATTCCAAATTTAGTACATCAACGATTTGTTAAAGATATATTTTTACGTATTGGTGCTGT